CTCTACGTTTTAATTGACTAAACTTGTTTACTTCCTTGGCCTCAACTTCCTCGTTAACTAATACATAGTTAGCGGTTGCTTTGCGGTCAGCTAAACCATCAGCTACACGCTTGTGGTTTCGCAGGAACAAGTATTTCAATTCATCATACGGGTCTGTTGTGTCGAGTATCAAATCTTTAACTCCCATTTTTATATGGAAGGTAATCCAAAATGGAGATAAGGGAGATAATTCAATTCTAAGGGTCTCGCCTAGCCTCACCTCATCTTCTTTAGTAAGCCCGGTATATCTATTACCTGACCTTGTAAAGTAGGATGCAATTGATGTGTTACAGTTTTTATACTGTTTAACCCCCGACCAAGGGTTGGTGTTTAATGTTTTAAGTACAATTTTCATATTAAGTTCTCCTCGTTATTAACGGTACAACCTAATGTTCAAACGTAGGGTTGTGGTTTGCACCACACCCCACGGAACATAAGATTTTTATTGTTTATATTTCCAAATAAAACCCGCAGAACGTATATGATTAGGATTCTTAGAATTTAAACAAGAGGATATATTTCTCCTGTCTGTTCCAACTGCTTCGGAAGCTTTGGTAATACTTTCATGTTCTTTTACTAATGTCATATCTGATAAGTATTGTAACACTGCTCGTCTTGTTCTAATTCCGTTGTTTGACCTTGTTGTCAATTCAGCTTCAGAGTAAACATGCTTTTGATGCCCGATAGACATTTGTTTTCTTGCTGCTTCAGAAGCTTTTTTACCTAGCCTTTTTTGCCTAATCTTGTCTTTAGTTTCATCAGAGTGATACCTACCGAAAGTACCGTCACCACCTAGAGTAAGGTTGTAACCTTTATCTCTGTCGTATGAGTTGTACTCTTTTATCCAGTATATCTCACGTTCCTTTAAAACCTCAACATCTTCAACAACTTCTATTTGTTCTATTTGGAAATTACATTCACCATACTTACGTATAGCGTTGTGTATTGGGAAACTGGAGTTGTGCCTAGCATCAGAACAATGTTTGCACCAACGGACATCAACTCCTTGGTTAGTTATACCAACGTATATTTTCCCGTTTTGTTTGTTTGTGATTTTGTAAACTTCAAGAATCATAATACGTACTTTATTACTTATACGTAAAATAAACTAAAAGGTTACGCTTTACACATTATTTAATTTAATCTGTGATGCCTATTCGCAGTCGCAAATGAGCTCACCACTCGAGTTTGGGAATCTAAGCATAATACCCTGCTCTGACAAGAAGTTAACTGTGTAACCGTCTTTTGCGTTAGACCTAAGTGTAGTAGCAGATTTAGCGTGTCCGGCTCCAGGAGCAACAGAACCACCAACGTACCACATAACCATCTCACGGTCTTTACGTACTACTTTTACCAGGTTAGCTTCACCATCACGTCCACCAATGTCTATAATTGTGAAACGATATGATTCAAGCGGTTTACCTGATACTGGGTGAAGCTTACGGTTGTAGACAATATTGTCATACATTGGGAAGTGTTTCAGTGTCAACTCAATGCCGTTAAGCATTTTGTAAGTTGTAAACTGTCCACCAAGGGCTAAGTCCTGACCTGAACCTGTAACGAATTTAGAATCAACAAGTGTGTAAGTTGATGCTTTTTCGCGAAGTACGCGGTCAAATTCTTTCATACCCATTTCCCCTGTAAGAGCTACAAACTTACGTTCGTTTGTTCCCAGGATATTGTAAGAAAGGTCAAACAAGAATTCGTCAAGAATATCAGCTGTCAGTGTGGTATAATACCTCTTGTTAGCAGGAGCAATCTGCTCAAGCAAACCTGCGCCAATGTATACAGGACGTCCGTTTGTACCCATAAGGTCAGTTGTTCCATCAGCATTAGCGTTATATTTTGAGTATACACTATAACGTTCTATTGTTTCGTTCCACTGACGAAGAGCTCTCCACTCTTGATAATCTGACCACAGATAAGAAGACTTACCTGATTTAGGGTCTTTCATGGCTATAACCATGACAGATGAATAAGCGTCGCCTGTTATATCGTACTGCAGACGCATTGTTGTCAGGTGATTCCTGAGTTTAAATGGTGTCTGATAGTTCACGATATCAGCTTCTTCACTGTATTCTTCGTAAGCACTACCTTCTCTACTTATTTGCTTTCCAGCTGCAAGGAGTGACGGTGGTATATAAGACTCTGGTTTCCCATCAGCCATAACAACAGTGTAAACGAAATCAGAACCATCCTGATAGGGTTCACCCTGTATTCTAGCTTGGAATTCTCTATCATCAAAAGCGATAATAGTACCAGGGCCAAACCATTTTTCACCTACCCAAATTTGTACAGGTGAACCGTTTAGTCCAGGAGTTAAGTTTGCAGTAATTGCAGCACTGTTCCATTTAGCGTTTTTAATCGTAATAGCTTTGTCTGATTCAATCATGACTGGCCATTCGTACTGTCTGTTCTCTATGGTAAGTGTTTTACCAAGACCCATTGTAAGGAAGTCAAGTGTACTGTTTTCGTATTTACCGAAAATATAAGATACGACTGTCGATACTTCGTAAGGCCTTGTTAGCAATGCTTGTGCAAGCATATTCTCTTCAACAAGATCTGAAAAACGCTTCGAGCGGTAAAGTACTAATGAATTTAAAATATTATTTTCCATTGCCATTTTCCGTGCGTTTTAATTTAATGTTCATTTATATATATTAAAAAATAGGTTTCCTCAGCTGTTTGCTTACGACTCCCCATGCAGAGAGGTTAGCGCCTTGACTTCCTTCTAAATTTCCTCCGCTGTTTTTAACCCGTCTGCCTTTGTTGGCTAGTTTATCTTGTAGGTTTTTTGCAGCTTGAGAAGTCGCCTTCTGAGTTACCTTTTGTATTAGGGAGTCACCTTTCATTGTAAAGTATGCCGACTCTATTAAATTTTTATAATCTTTGGCATAATCTTTTTGATATTTTGTCATTCCATCAGCCTCAGGTTTGAAGATATACTCTATGAGTTCCTTCTTGTCTTTAGCAGGAATGGGAATACCACGAATAGAATCTAGCTTCCCTATGTTGTCTTGTACGTCAGTATAGAACTTTTGTTGCAGTTTTACCTGGTCTGCCTTTACATTACGTTGCTCTGCTAATAGCGTTTCAGCCTTTTTCTCGTTGTATTCTTTCAATGATTCTAAGGCATCTTCCGCTTCTTCTTGTAAGGTACCAGAATCTTCATAACGAGAAATAAACTTCTCAGCCCTCTCTGGTGTGTATCCAAGTCGAGTAAAGTTCTCTTTAAGTACTTTCTTTTGTGATGCTTCATTCTCTATGTTTATACTATCTGGATTGAAGCCTCCGTATGTCTCTTTGTAGAAGTTTTTTATGTCCCCACCATTAGCTACAAACTCATTCATCTTAGCAATGTCTTCATTTGCAAAGTTAGGTTTAGAACTTTCTTCTACTATATTATTCATCAAGGATACCAGCTCAGATACCGTCTTTGGCTTCTCTTCTTCACCAAACTCCCAACCTAGTTCCTTTGAGAACTTGTCTGAGAAGTAGTCTACAACTTCTTGCTCATATTCACCAAGTTCTGTTAAGTCAGTCGTAGTTGCTCCCTCTAAGGGTTCTACTTCTTCTTCGGTTTCGTTCTCTTCTTGCAACCCATTTTCTAAAGCTTTTTCAATTTCTTCTGGTTCAACTATCTCATACTCCTTCTCTATCTTAGTAACACCAAGTTCTGGTACTACCTCTACAAAGTCGTCATCATCTTCCACGGGACTGTTCTTAGGGCCTGAGCTAACACCAGCAGGTTTTAACTCGTTCACTATAGCCTCGAATCCACCGAAGAAGGCATTATCGTTCTCTTCTACTTTTTTCATGTTTATTTTTTAGTTGGTCTTGGGGTGGGTTTGTTTGCGATTTTTCTACGTATAGCAATCTCCTGAGTCTTTAACTCTTCATCTTTGAGATTCTTACGGACTGTTTCTGCAAGTTGTTTTTGCTTGATAATACTATCCTGCTCCACCTTCTTACTTTGTATATTTATCTTAGCACGTTCCATTTCGATTTCCTCAGGCATTATAGCAGGTTGTTCTGTAACACCACCACTATTCTGAGCACCAATCTCTGCGACTGCTATTTGTGTTTCGGCTTTACGTATAGAATCTTCCTCCTTAATACGCAGTTCTTCCTGCTGCATTGTAGCCTCTGCGGCCATTTGCTGCTGTTGTATTTCATTAGTCTGTTGAGCCATTTGCTGCTCAGCCTGTTGCTGTTGAGCTATCATTTGCTCACGTTTCTTATCAATATCCTCAAGTCTACGCTTAATCTGGTTCATGTTATCAGATGTAAGTATGTGTGCTGCGTCTAACAATGAAGCACCATTCTGCATAGCTGGTTGTAACAATGACTTAAGAACCTCAATGTTTTGATGTTCTTTACTAGAATCTGTTAAGAATACACCGAAATCTGAGTATAAGAAGTCTTCATTTATATCAATAAACTGTCTAGACATATCATCTAAGACGTAGTATAAACTCTTCTTCTCACTGTTTCTCCAGGCGTGCTTAGCGGCGTTAAGTAACTGTGAGTATACTCTTTTCTTAATGTTATTATGTGTGAAGAATAGAACCTCGGTGATATGTGAAGACTGCACCACAGCCCTCTCTACGTTACCTACTAACTCACTGCTTGATATAGAACCTTGACGTTGTTTAGAGACTCCACATAGTTCACCAAGCATCTCTTCAATCTTATTCATAAGGTCAATATAGTTAGCAATAACGTTAGTCATTGTTAAGTCTTGAGCACTTATCTGATTGAATGCAGCAGGTCTACCACCTTCACGACCAGGTATATCCCAACCTTCTTCATAAGGATTAATAAAGTTTACACCTAAAGCGGTAAGGTAATGTAACCATTTATTAACATCCACATTCATAGATTTAGGAATCTGTGTAATGTCCATGTTGATAATCTTACCTTTATCGCGTGATAAGGCTAACTCTAACCTGTACCATATGATAACATACATGTAAGCCAAAGGCTTCATAATGTCAACTAATGAACGATTAATAGAATTAGTATCACTGTAAAGACTACCTACATACGGAAGCTTAGCACCATTAGGATTATCTATTGAAACCCCTTGATAGGACAAAGGCTGCACACCTAAGTATACATCTGTACCTACTCTGTAACCTTCCCATATTTCGGTAATCCAGTCCCAGGCTACAGTCTCATTAGGCATAGGTTTGTAGGTTTCATCAATCATATCTGTTATCTCTTCCCCAGCATCGTTAGTGTAGGTAAGGAAACCTATTTTTTTAAATGAACGCCACACAACATGCCACACGTCTATATAAGACGCTTGTAGATTTGAATCAGAACTATTAGCGGTAGAAGGGTCAACAGTCTTGAATTCAATCCTGTTAAACTGGTCTTCACTCATCTTAGTTTTACCACCTTCATTAACTAATTCAAGTACTCTGTTGAGTTCCTCCTCAGTCATGATGTCGTTAAACCTATCGTATATGGAAGCTGGTGTCATCTTCATGTGGCGTACAAACCAATCACCATCTTCAATATTATCCATTTCTGGATCATTATCATGTGCACATTCAATGGGATTGACTCTCTCAGTCATAGGTTCTCCGTTGAGTATGCCTGTATAAAATATCTCTTTGCCTGCAATTAAGCCATCTTTAAAGCCCTTCATATCCTCCATCGCCAAATCTAACTTTGACTTTAGATATTCTAAAGTACTGTGGGCTACACGCTCAGCAGGATTAGTATAATCACTACTAACATAATTAGTTATCTTCTGAATTTCTTCTTCAAACTTAGCTTTAGCTTCTTCAGACTGTGCTTGGTTAGGGTCAGTATTCTTCTGTATATCCTCAAGCATAGCATCAAGAATCATCTTCTTCATCTTATCTTTTACCTGTTTACCAGCTTCATCGTTGGTTTGGTATACAATAATATTGTTAGGACGCTTGCTCTGTTCACCTAATAATAGGTTAATCTTAGGTCTAATAATGTTAAAATTCTGTAAAGATGCTGGGAAGCTATCGTCTACTTTGAATGGGTTAGTAACATACTTTAAATCTTCTTCTTTAAAGATACCGTTATACAAGTCGTATGCTGTCTTCATGCGCTCACGTTCAGTGCTGAATCCAGACTCTCTCCCAATTACACCGTCAACACAGGACTCTTTCCACTGTTCATTCTTAGAACTTAGTGGGAGTTTCTGAGCGGGAAAGGACGTTTTCTTGCTATTTGTATCGAACATTAATGTTTAATTAAAGGTTAATGAACCTTGGAATGTCGCTATTCCGGAACAGCGGGAGCTTAAATAGGTCTCTACCATGCTCTTCTTCCTTGGTTTGTTTTACATGTCTATTGTGTAATTCTTCCTTGTATACCATTACAAGCATGAATGCAATAACACGGTCAAAGTTACCGTCCCTGTTATAGGAGATTAACTCCTCAAGTAAGGCCTCTGATAATATCTTTGTTAAATTCTTTTTACCTGGTTCGTACTCTTCGTTTAACCAGTCTCTTGCTTTTAGTTCAGCCCAATCCTTAATACCCACCGCCATGTGAATACCCTTATGTCGCTGTACTTTGGAATCTTTAATTATATCTTTGATAACGTCTGGCTGATCTGCTAGTAGATGCTCACTATGCTTTGTTATAAAGTGTGCAAATAACCCAGGCTTTTCATTCTCATACAGTAACTTAGCATTGTAGTACAATAGCAGTTTACGTACTGTTTCGTAGAATTCACTAACAGTATTAGGCCTACCAGTAAACTCTGCTACGATTATATCGTAGTATGATTCAAAGTTCTGGAATCTTTTGTATATAAATACCGAGCCTAACGAGTCACTTGTTGCTGCCTGGTCATGATCGTAGGGGTCGCAGCCCCCGATGTAAAGACCGTATGGAGGGTCATCCACTGGGTGCTCCCATATAACGATTTGACCCTTCTTATTGTCATCTGACTTGAGTCTATATTTAGTTATGTCTCTAGGCTTAGTAGCTGGTGTCCAAATCAGTGTACCTTTAGCGCCATAATCTAAGTCGCCTACTTGTTTGTAGTTACTTAGTGCTTCTGTATTGCGTACGTACGCTAGGTGACGTATAAGTTCTTCTTTGGGGAATATGTTACCTTCTAATTGTAAACATGCTTCTGTAGGGGTAAAGGGATGTTCTGCAATGTAACGGTCAATGGAACGTCTGTCATTAGCACCTTTTAACACCACATCTCGTTGCACAAGACCATAACGTGAAGCAATGTGATAATCAGTGTTACCTTCTTTATCCATTAGAGCACGTCCTTCTCCGTCAGTTCCGTACATGTTAACGTAGGCTGGTACAAAGAAACCACACTTACCACCACCATCATCCCATATATTCTTAAATGGTAATGCGTTATAACCCTCTGGGTACAGGAACAATTCTTTTAATCCCTCGTAGTCTGCATCTGAGGTTCCACCTGTTCCAAAACATAACATTAAACCGTGGGCAATACCGTCCTTTTCAACCAAAGATTGTGCAACCTGCCAAGCTTTTATTAAATTTGGAAAATTTCCTCCCTCCTCCCAGAGTATTAACTGCCCCTGTTTACCACGTATTTTATCTGGGTCGTTCTTTAAACTAATGCCCATTATCTCTGACTTATAACCAGCTTCGGACTTAACCCCTCTTTCATCTGTTGTGATGTAGGAAGCTCTTCTATATACCTTAGTGTTTGTCTTCTGCCTCTTCTTAGCCCAACCTGTGTTTTGGTCTAGAAAGTCCATAAATGACCATGCTTTAGAAAGTGTACCGTCCTTTGTAAGGAATTCCATCTCTGAAGCAACAGCGTATGATTTTGACTCTTTTATTAAAAAATAATTCCTACATAGCATTGAAGCGCCTTTGTAGGAATACCCTTTCTGTCTAGCTTTTAAAACAACAAGATGTTTACCAACCCTTTGGGCGATATCAATAGCAGAAAAGTAATCGTAGTCAGAGTCCCAAAAATCAGGGAACTCCCTTTTACGGTCAACTACATTCCTTCTATGCCCTTTGGAGTCGGTTAATACTTCTTCCTTTAGTAAAAGTATAGGGCAGTAATTAAGATAGAAATAGTAGTAACCTGAAATCCAATCCCCGTCCTCAGCATAGTACCCCTCTAGGCATCGTATACGTTCCTCTCTCCAGTACTCAAGGTAAGCTGTTGTGTTAACCGGGGAGGCTGTATAATACCCGTATTTCTGAAAATGTAAGGCTGCTTGTCTAAACTTATCCGAATTTATTATTGGTTTTGGTGTAACCACATATAAACCACTCTCTTCTCTGTGTACCATACTTATTCGTTGTCTGGATCTTCAAAGTAATTTATCTCTGAACCACCTTGTATTTTACTGTTTTCGGTCTGTTCACGTCTGACAGCATCTTCTAATGTTGCTAAGGACTTAACTAGGTTACCAATGTTACCTAAATTGAAAACCACATCCCTTGCGGAATATGGCTTACCATTAGTATCTAGCTTCTCAAAATCTACACTTTCTAGGTAGATTGCAAGCTTATCAACAGCTGACTTAGAAGCCCTTAAAAGACGTATAGCGGGCGTCTCCGACATCTTTGAAAATGCGTCACACGCCCACTTTACGGTTTCATTAGGTTCCCAGTCCTTATCTTTAAACAGGTCTGCTTTTATAACTTTAGCTTTCTCCCACTCAGGAAAGTCCTTATAAGGGGATTTTATCTGGTCACATAGGAAGGCGACATACTTGATTTCGTCTTTTGCACGGTCTTTAGACTTAGATTTATCACTATCCCAGATAGATTTAAATGCTGGAATAACCAGCGCTTCGGGTGTTATAGAAACTTCTCCGTTAATTATATCAAAAATCTTTGCCATACTAGGTGTACGTACTTGCTATGTTTTTGTTGCACCTAGTGGTTATAAAATTAGTATACTACTCGGAATCAATTACTGAAGACCAGAACTTAATTTCACTTATAGGACAAACGACTAAACCATCATTTGACTCAAAATTACCTTCTATTATAGTACCTTTCTTTAGATTAATGTATGTTTTGTTGTACTTTTGCTCAGGAACTCTAGCATATATTTCAGCACCTTCGCTAGGTATACCAGCAATATCTATCTTCTTAAGACCTTTACGCCAGTTGGGTTTAACTGCAAAAGCCCCTAAGTACCTAAACCTTACAGGACGATGGTCGTGTGTATTAGCCATTACATTACTAAAAAAGCTGAATGGGTGATGAGCAGCAGCTCTTACTAACCGCACATCTTTACCACTCAGCTTACTTATCTGACTATATATCTTGTCAGCCATACTAGTTTACTACTTCAAGGGTGAATGTTACATCACAAATATTGTTTTCAAAGATTGGTACAAACAGTTCATTTAACATGTATTTCTCACCTTCATTCTGCACTAGTATACCTTTCTCTACAAGAACATTTACATACCTAGCAAGGTTGGTTTTAGTAATCCTAGTTTCTCGCATTAGTTGGCGCCGTACGTCTGTACTAAGCACATTACCAATCTGTTTAACCATACTACCCCACTCTGCATTTATCTGTAGTAAGACGGCAAATACATCAGCCTCCCGGTGGGAGAGCTGAAGTACGCCATTAAGTATGCTTACATATTCTCTATAAAACCTCTTCTTGCTTATCTTCTTTTTGTATGCCTTCATCGCTTATCTCTGAACTTGTTACAGTCTCATCAACGTCTTCAGGCTTTACCCCTTCGACAAGACGAAGAGTTAATTCGCTACCACACTTATCACACATTAATTTAATGAATGACACGTCTGTTGGGAAGAGTAAAAGCTGAAGTCCGTCGCTCATTCCTTTATTAAGTGTTTGTGTGTTACCACATTTACACTGAATAACTAAGTCTGACCACTCAAACTTTCTTGCCTCTGGATTAGGTAATGTTTCGGGTACCACTTCCTTTTTCTTACGTCCCATGTTTTTAAACCAGTTCTTTATATCCATATAACCACTCTATAAACCACATGAGATTCTGAAATACTACTGCTTGTTCCGAGTTAGGTCTTGAGTTTGCAAACTGCTCCTGGAAGAACTCATAACGTTCAGCTACCTCAAGGTTTGTATGCATGATAGCTATGTCATAATCATCACAGTAGAAACAAGGCTCGCTATCACCGCAGGTACAAGCATCACAATCAATGCATTTGTTTTCAAAATCAGACAAATCAAACACAAAGAACTGCGGTATATTTGAACTAACTGTTACGTAGTCCAGACTCACATAACGTTCACTAGTGTTAGTGCTGGTTTTTACAGTCTCTTCGAGATTGAAATCACAGCCTACTGCTGGTGAGATAAGTACATCACCTACTTTAAGCAAACCAGGTATTGCTTTTACCACTTTAACTTTTTCCATATTGTGTTTAATATTGTTTGTTTTACTTCTTGTGTTGGTCTAAAAATTACTATCATTGAGGGGAAGGGGGCTGATGACTCAGCATCAACAAATTTAATTCTACCCTTAAGAAATCTTACCTCTTGTTTATTGTGAATATAATTATGGAACCATGAGGTATCGGTTCTGGCTGGTATGAGAGCTACGGTTGTTACCCCTTTTAATGCTTCGTCATGAGCCTTCTTAATCCAACTGTCTATTCCACGTCCGTAGGGTGGGTTCATCCAGCAAGCTGTATTCTTACTACCTGTAAGTTTTATAGCGTTGCCCCAGTTAGCTGTCAACCCGTTTATCTTCCTATCAAAGTATGCTTTACATTTAGTGTTTTCTGCGTTAGCACACACATCTACAAGGATATTAAACTCTTTCTTTAGTGGTTGAAATATAGCTTCTGGTGTTTCCCATTCCCTATCACTACTTTTAAAATGTACGTTATTCATTAGTATCTATATAATTCTCTAGGTATAAACTTCAAGGGTTTACAAGAAACCTGAGTTATTTTTATAATTCTTTTTGTATCTATGACTGGTAACCGTGTTAGATTTAGCTGTTTCAAACCTAGCGTTTTACCTGTAGATTCGTGGTATACATCACACCAAGCATACGCAATCTCTTCTGTGGCATACTCACGTCTAGTTTCATTATACACTGCAATCTTGTCTAGAAACTTATTCAATCTTCGTTCGTTCTTCCACGCTGTAAAATCACGTATACCAAACAATCTACCCCAGTACATGTTACCAAGTATATAAAGTACGTACGTTTGTGTTACTCTTTGTTCTAGTAATAAACCTATCTCTTTGGTCGTTGTAGTATACGTCCTTCTCAGTTGTTACAGTTTTGGTTCTTTTCTCAGTATACTGATATGTATACTTATCTGCCTTACATCTAAATATAGGTCTTTGGTATATACTAGGTTTAACTTTCTTTACTATAAACTCCTCACGATATGTGGGTACATAGTAGCCATCTTCATCCCTAGAATAAAAACTTATTCCTTTAGGGGTATTTGCTGTGGTAGAGACATTATAATCAATCCATCTACCAAGTTGTGTATTAAATACTGTTACTTCCATTATGTTTTTATTAATTCTATCAACAGGGCAAATATACACACATCAAACGCTACACTCCAACTAGTTAAAATATAAACTAGGAACGACACTAGCGCGACGTGTGATACTGTTATTGTATATTTACCTTCCTTGCCCACGATATTTCTTGTTATAATTGTCTGCTCCCTTATTAGGAGACATCTTGCTTTTTGAGTGAATACCAGGGTGTTTAGAGTGTCCTCTTTTCTGGTATTTACCTATTGATTGCTTGCTTGCCATTAGCTACATCGGCTGTTTCCGCAACTCTTGCACACCTCACAACCATTTTCTATTACCATTTTGTCGTTACAGTTTGGACAAGTAGAGCCTTTTAACTGTTCCCCATCAGGTATGTAGGACTTGAGCACACGTGCTATTGCGCGATTGAATGAGTTCAGCTCACCCTCTGTTTTATTAAGTTGCTCGACTACAAACTTTATCTCTGCCCCATGTCTGAGGGAGGTTGATATAAGTCTTGTCAAAGCTGCTTGTTCGTCTGTTAACTTCTCAGATATTGCAAACATCTGTTCTGTGTTGTCTTCATTAAGCAAGACATAATTACCTGAACCTAGTTTGAATATTGAGTATTTAGACTTTGTGTGCTTCTCGAAGTTAGTATTGTCAAGCGCAAAGAGTTCATAAGGTTTACCATCGTATAGTCCTACCAATATACAATACTCTACTCCTTTTACTTTAACGTATTTAACGTCACACGTAAGCTTCTTAGGTCTCTTTGGGGCTGAGTGTTGCTTGAATTCAGTAACCTCAGGTTGTTTTGTAATTAGTACCCCGTCTCTGCAACCATCACGATAAATCGTTATACCTTTGCAGCCGAGTTCCCACGCACTTATATATATACGAGAAACTTCCTCTTTTGTTACGTTTTTTGGTAAATTTAATGTAGAAGATATAGAATGGTCTATGTGTTTCTGTATTGTAGCCTGCATCTTCACACGTTGCATAGGGTCCAAGTCATAGGCTGTAGCACCAAAGTAAGGGGATTCCTCAATCCAAGCTTTAACATCACTGTCCTTCATCTCATCAGCAAACGCTGAAGCGTGTGAAGATGCTTCTATCCATTCTTTAAACTTAGGGTGAAACACTGTATACTCTTCCCACTCATCCCCCTGTTTATCAGTGTACACTACATTAGGAGAGCCCTTCTCTACCTTACGTCTCCTGGTATATTCTAGCTTATACACCGGCTCTATACCACTAGAAATCCCTGCTAGTATAGCTAGTGAGCCTGAAGGGGGTATTGTTAGTAAAGCAATGTTACGTCTAGGTTTCCTATCAATAGGCTCACACCACATTGGGAAAGGGCCTCGTTCTATTGCCATGTCCTCACTGGATTTATAAGCAGCGTAGTGGAAACTCCTATATAAATTATCTGTTACTTTCAGCGACTCATCAGAACCATACCTTATATTTAAAGCTGCTAGACAATCTGCTAATCCTATAGCTGACAACCCTGTTCTACGACCGGATATTAACTTATCCTTTATCTTCATCCACAGTAGTATTTCCCTAGTGGTTGTGTCGTCGTCTGATTTGTCTTGTACCTTTTGTATTATTTTATTAATCTTCTCTATCTCTAAGTCTATTACATCATCCATAAGACGTTGCGCTAGACCTGTTATTGTCTTAAACAAATCTTCGTTGAAGTAGGCTTCTTTAGTGAAGGGGTTATTAACAAAGCTAAACAGGTTAACGGACATTAGTCTACAAGTATCATAAGGACACAAAGGAATTTCACCACAGGGATTTGTTGAAACAGATTTAAAACCTGGATACTTGTCAGCAGGACTGTTCTCTATAATAGTATCCCAGAATAAAACACCTGGTTCAGCTGTAGACCATGTTTGGTTAATCAGCTTACTCCATGTTGTTTTGGCCTTTTCATCACCCGACTTAACTTTCTCCATAAAGTCGTCCGTAACCTTTACACTGATGTTACAACCAGTAAGTTTAGTAGTATCTGCCTTAGCTTCAATAAACTGGTTGATGTCTGGGTGGTCTACGTTCATAGTAAGCATTAGAGCGCCCCTACGACCCCCCTGAGCTACTTCACGAGTAGTATTAGAGTATCTGTGCATGAAGCTTACAGCCCCTGTAGAAGTAAGTGCAGCGTTGTTTACTGAAGCACCTGCTGGTCTTAAGTGTGACAAGTCATGCCCAACACCACCACGACGCTTCATTAACTGTGCTTGTTCTTCGTCTATCTTAAGTATAGAACCGTAGGAATCAGTAGCATCACCTATTACAAAACAGTTACCAAGACTAGTAAAGGTATGATTATTACCAACACCAAAGAGTATAGAACCACCTGGTATAACATACTTGAAATCTTTTAGCAGTTGATATATATCCTCTTCAGGTATAGGGTTTATGTACTTAGATTCTATGCGAGCAAACTCACTAGCTAACCTGTGAAACATATCCACAGGCGTAGCTTCTAAGTAGTTACCTTTATTGTCTTGTAAACAATACTTATCAACCCACACGTTAGCTTGTAAGTCATTACCTTTAAAGTACTCTGTTGCCGTTTTAATTACTTCTTGCCGGGTCATTTTTCTGTTTTAAATAAGCGTCTACTCTAATTTCTGCTTGTTCCTTTGTTATTAAGCTAGCCCACATATCAAATTCTATAAGGTCTTTCCTATATTCTTCTACAAAATCACCAAACACTTGCTCAATACCTACAGTACCGGCAGTAGCTAGTTGAAAATCACGCATTGTAAGTTTTCGTTCACTTATGAATTCTACTTCATTACACTCTATGTAACGTTCTATACCATGTAACCAAACTATACGTTTTCCGTTTAAGTGTCTAGGGTTATTCTTACCCAGTCTAAATCTATATTTATAAGGTGTTACCATTACTCTTGTTTTTGTTTTTCTAACCACATTAAGAATACTAAGCAGCAAGCTGCATGACTTAGGTGAGGTTCACCTGATTCAGAGTCAACTAACTCACCTTTTCGATGTGCAACCAAGTGCCTCATCATAGCTGCCCAGTAACGCTCTTTAGCGTTGTCTACAAGCTGCCAGTTATTTGGGGCATATTTTTTTGCACCAAAAGTAAGTATCTTTACAACGTCTTCGACGCATTCCATTGGAATCAGGTCCCAACGTAATTTTTCCTGATCAAACTTCTGTCCTACTACTTCCATGTTAGTATGTTATATCATCAAATAATACAGGTATCTTAGCCTGGAATTCTTTAAGTAGCGGTCTAGTCAACTCTATCATTTGTGGGTGTGCTGCATTACTACATCTCATCCTGAAGAAGTGACGCCATTCCCTAATGTTCATCTTCACATTAATCTCAGTCTTAAGACTGTTTGGAAGTACTGAACGGGCTTGTTGCGGTGACCACCCCAATTTAATTAATTCATTATAAGACCTCTCACAAGTGTCTAAAGCATCTAACCAACTATCTTCAGCATCGTTATCTATACACTCATCTTCCTTAATCCAAGGAGGAAGTATAAATGTAATCTCCCCATCAAATTTGTTAGATGAGTAGTTACAATATCTAGTAGACTCCTGTGCGTAAGATGCAACTCGATGTCTAACTATCTCATGGCTAACACCGCGGTCACAGACAAACTTAACTGTTATATCACCAAACTCAATCATAGCCTCGTGACCACGAGCGATTAGCTTCCTAACGAGTTCCCTAGCACTTGAATCATCCTCAGATATTTTATCTTCAGATTTGTAACAAGTCCTAGCCACTCTCTCTATTTCCTTGAGGAAAGGCTGATTTAAGTCAGTCAGTACCTCAGTGTATGGTTTAATTAGCTTCATTAGCTATATTAAATTTTATTTCTAACTCTTCTTTAGACCAGCTACCTAGTTCTGGTTTATCATTTACTTCATAACTACCTTTAAAAAGCTGTGTGAAGTTACTCTCTAACCATGTTTCAAATTCCATTCCTTTTCTTTATTTTTATTTCCCAGGTTACAGCAAAATAAGTGCCTAACCAAGCCCCTATAATAATAGGTATAATATTTATTAAACCTTCTGTTACGCACACATACGACCCTATAACCCCAAATAAATACATTGCTGCACTGGTGTTAGCAGCTGTAAGTCTGTGTAATTTATTAGTAGCTATTATGTTCTTAGCACCTATACCATCTAACACAAAGTATACTGCAGCTAAACAACCCCACAACAATGCATTTATTTCCATGCTATTCTAATGTACATACTAATACTCCGTAGCTAATTGCAGGCCCAAACATA